TCCTTATATATTCAGGTAAGGTTTCAATGAAAAGTTCGCTTAATTTATTGAATATTGGTTCAAAGGACTTCATTTATAACCATTTCCTTCTATATAAATCGAAAACAGTTTGTATATTCTGTGGAATAATTCCATCAGTTTCTGGTTCATTGTTATTCACTTTACTAAGAAAATCATTTCTCTTAAAAATGAATAATTTAATTACAGCTTCCTTCAAATCTTCTGGAAGTGTTTCTTTTGTAAATCCGGCATTATAGTTCAAGAATAAAACATGTCCGTCATATTTGGTTGAAAGAAAGAAAACAGCTTTTCTTTCTTTATCAATTACACAGTTTGTAATTTTTTCAGAAGTATCCATGTCTATAATGCTTACCATTTCGGCAATGTTTACACGGTCTATATATATTTTGCAGTCTCTGACTGTCTGAATTTCATTGTAATTTTTTTCGTGTATTGCATATCCAATTATTTTTTCAAAAGTTGCATATGCAGAATTAAAACATAATTCATTTATCTGTCTGTCTTCGGAATTAAGATTGAGAAGTGTTTCAATTTCTTCATAATCTATAAGTTTGTTTTCCAAATCGTTCTCCAAGAATGCAACCGGGGCAAGGTTCATCATAAACTCCATAAATGAGGCATCAAGGCCAAGCCCTTCGGGTGCTGCGCAGCCTTGACCCCTCATTTATTCCGTTTGCTTTTTTTTCGCCCCCGGTTTGCAAAAACAAAAAAATGTTTTTACATTCAATATTTGTGTCTATAACACACTGTCTGTGTTAGGCAGACTTTGCTGTTTTCAAAACTACAACATTTGCAGCTGCTCTTGTTGTAAGGAAACCGTCGCGTTTTCTGAAACGCATAAACTGTTCGCCATATTCAAGACTTTCAGTTGTATCGTCAAAACGTTTGATTTCAATGCCTTTACGGTCGCCGTGAATAATTCTCTTTGGATTCATAAACACGGCAATTGGTTTGTCAGCTCCAAGTTCTGAAAGCTGAGGAAGAAGTGAAGATTCGTGTACTTCGTATCCGTCTATTCTTCCTGGCATATTGTCACCTGGTTTTCTCCAGATTGGATTGCCGTTGGCATCCTGAATGTTTACTACGTAATCAAGGACTGTTTCATTCATAAACCATTTACAGTTCTTTCTTTCTTCTGCTGGAACTTTAAGTTCGGCAGCTCTGAAATCAAGATAAGTAAGTTTTGATTCATCAGTTGATTTGATAGCACAAACCTTTGCGTTTTCTGTGTTCAATGCTCCGGTAAATGGATCTGCTTTTGCAATTAAACACTGGCGGTCAAACTCGATAGCATAGGCTTCTGTCATATCTTTCATAAACAGTTCACCGATGTCGTAGTATGCATCTTCTGAAAACTCGTCATACCAGGAAACAAAGCCTGCAAGTGTATAAGCTTTAAGTTCAACTCTTGTTGGAACATTTGATTTTGTGCCTTCAATTTTCTGACCGTAAGAAGTAAGCCATTTAAGTTCAACTCCGCCTTTGTCTCTTTCATTTAAGAAAAGAGAATTGCTTGTCATAAGTCTGTGAGTTACAAGTGGCATCATTACAGACTGTTTTGCAGCTTCTTCCATAATCACTGATTCATAAACAGGATTAATAAGATACTGGTCATTTGTTGCAAGGTTCCCAAGTGGTTCACCTAAAGCGGCTTTTGTTGGTACAAATCCTTTTTCAGCCTGCCAGCTGAAATCTCTTGGATTGTTCCATTTTTCATTTCTGAGGTTTGGTGAAAACTGAAGTTCTCCCAAAGTTTTCTGGTCTTTGTTCCAGGCTGCAACAAGGGCTTTTCCGAGATTGATTTTAATATCACGCATTGTAAGCTGTGGTGTTACTGTTGCCTGATTTTTCATCATTGCTCTGAAATCTTTGATAGCATCACGCATATCCTGAATTTCTGTTGTTGTTGCTGTTTCCTGTTCTAAAGCTGCCTTTAGAATGCCGTCAAGAATAGAATCACGTTCATCAAAATATTTTCTGAACTGTTCTTCACTTGCAGCTGCTGTTGGAAACTGTGCTTTCATATTGACCAACTGCTGCTGCAATCCTAAAATTACCTGGTTCAAGGTTACCTCCTATTCGTAACTTGAATTGACGGAAGTTCCGGGGTCCAAGCCAGCTTCCGTCTTTTTTTTGCACTTTTAAGCTCGTGCCAAGCCCAACTTCAATTTTTCAAAATAAGGTATATCTTCATTTTGAATTACTCTTTTTATTTCCAGACTCTTCTTAGGTGTTGATAGGGCAAAGGGATTTGCCGGTATACAACAGATAGAAAATTCCAGAAGTTCCTGTTTCCTGTAAATCAAATCGCATTCGCGGTTTGTTCCATCAAGAAACTCAACTTCATCGATGCGGAATCCTACGGATCCGCATCTTAAAGCACCAGCTTTTACTCGCTGTCCAATGCTCCAGCCAAACTCATCAAACTCTTTGTCATTGAATCTGATGTCACCTTCAAGATTTGTTTCTGCCTTTACATTTTCTGCAAAGCCGATTGCCGGTATATGATAATCATGGCTCCAAAGGATGACAGGATTTGCAAGATAATTTTTCAAGTCCCATCCTTTCTGGTCGATTCTTTCAAAGTCTCTGTCTATGTCAGAAGTAGACATTACAAAATGAAATGTATCTTTCTGTACATCTACCGCCTTATAAACTTCAACTAATGGATCAAGTTTTCCAGAATGTGTATTTTCCTTCAGGAACTTTAGAAGAGCAGGTTTATTTGCTCCAAACTCTTTGTTTTCAATTCCATCAACTTTTATAATCAATCCAGTCCTCTCTCCGTTGTATTGAATGCCTGTTTATTCAACAGTGCATAATCGTTTGGATTTTTATATCCAATTTTTCTTTTCAGACGATGAATGTATGTATTAACCGCCTGAGCTGTAAGTCCTGTTAAGTAACAGATTTCTTTCTGTGACTTTCCTAAGCCCAGATACATACCAATCGTCATTTCTCTTCCAGTAACCTCAGAACAGCATTTCTTATCAAGAAGGTAATCATTTTCTTCTATGCTTTTTACAATAGTTTCCGGGTAAGAATTAAGACCTGAAATTATTCTGGTAAGCCCGACCTTTAATATGTCTTTGTTTTCAATGAAGGAAATTAATCCGTTTATTCCAAGTTCGTGTATTCTTAAACCGAAATATCTGGAACATTCCCCAGTTTCAACAAAATAAGTCAAAGCTTTGTCATTCAATACCTTGATTCTGTAATACTGATATGTAAGAACATACCCTAAGAAATACTTGTCAAAGATTATTGCAACTTCATCTTCGTATTTTGCTAATTCATATAAATCTGCATGTGTATCACAAATACAGATTCCCTGTTCAGGCAGACATTTTTTTAATCCGTCATATACAATCTTTTTTACCTCTTCGTCGCGACAGCCGACTATTACTTTTTTTAACAACTAATTGCTCTCCAATTGTTTATCTGAATCAACTGGAATTAATGAAGAAGGTCTGTACCAGATGTTACCCCATGGCTTTTCTTCCTGTCCTCTGGCTCTCAGTACATCATTAATGGTTTTCAGACCAGCATTTATTTCAGCTATATCTCTGTTGCTCTGTGCATCTTCACTTTCCTGTAGTTCAGGTATCGAATCGAGATTAAAAATACCTTTTTCAGATAAATTAAATCTCCTGAAAAACTGCGCTTCTAAAACCTGCTCGAAGTTCTGCAGAAGCGGGATTAATGTAAAGTTCCAGAATGCCCGATGCTGACTGTCTGTATCAGTGCCACTTAAGGAACTTTTAGAATCTTGTATGTTCGCAACTCTTGGTGGTATTCCATATTTAGCAAGCAACGTATAAAGATTCCACTTTTTCATATCATAAAGTTTCAGAGTATCAGGGCTGAATGTTAGCGGTTGATATTCTGTTCCTTTTCCTAAGACGGCCACGCGGTTTTTCATGCCTCGTCCATATTTCTTATCCCAAGTCCGAGCCAAGATCTCCGCTTCTGACTCTGTTAATACCTGGTCTGTTTTTAATAAGCCCTTGGGAACACCACCTTCCTTAAGTAATCCCGTATTCTGTTTTGCAGCCAGTAAATCCTGTTCTACTTCAAGCCCCAAACTGACTAATGGACTAACTCCTCTGTATTCATTCCAGGGATTCCAGTCTCTGAAGTGAATTACTTCATCCGGAAGAATTATGAGAGGTCTTCCGTTTTCAAAACCTGTATAGACCCATTTAATCAGTTTTCCATTTTCAACGACGTGCTGCATTTTTCTTGGATTGAGAATGTAGAGCTCCTTTGGTACTCCACAATCATAGTTTTCTCCAAACCACCAGAAAGCCTCGCCATCTAAACTCCACCATGCACAAGTCTGTTTCCATAAATCAAACCTGCTCATAAATGGATTAGGATACTGAAACACCTTTGCAGCTCGTGATTCTGTTATAGTTTTTCCGTTCTTACGAACTTCAAACTGTGCTCGTCCTACATTTCTTGTAAGAATATCGATACACACAGAAACCCATGCATGCTGCAGGTACGGATCAGAACAAGTTTTCTTTTCATGACTACCAAAATCATCAGAAACAGATTCATTGTTTTTGTCTGTAAAACTCTGTAATTCCTTTTCTGTTCTTTTAGTTCCATGAAAGAATAAACCTGAAAGTTTCATAAAACTCCCTATATATATATTTGTTTTAGTTGTGCGATTTTAGGAAATCACCAGAAAACTTTTTTTAAGAATTTTGAAAATATTTTCTAAAACCACTATACAAATATATGAATTTGAAATTAAACCATAACAACACCGCTTGTTACGGCACTAAACACTCCGTAACGCATTGCATCCATGTAATGGTCATTTACTTTTATAATCTGATTATTCTCGTCCCGAGCATAATCCCATATTTCACCAAGAACACCTGTACAGCCTTTATAGACAAAGAATTTCTTCCGTTCTATCAATGCACAAATGTAATCAATTCCTGCATCTACGCTGTTATTAGCTTTAACTCCTCCGGGTACTTCCTGAATGCGTTCTCCGCCGGCCGGGTCGCAGTAAGTAACAAAACTCTGTTCATACCAGCCTTTAGCAGTTTGGTTTTCAACGCTAGTTCGTGTTGTAATGTTAAAGCCGCCGTAGTCGGCCATAACATAAACGCAATCATCTTTCCAACCGATTTTCACAGCTGCGATATGAAGACCAAAGTCTTGTCCGCCTGTGATTCTGTCAAACTTTTTAGGAAGTTCATCAACTATCATTGATTCGTCAAACTTTTCGTAGACGCTTCCTTCCGGCTTTACCCATAAACCGTCCCTAAACCTGGCTTTCTGTTTTTCCGGCATATTGTCCAAAATGTCAGAAATATAATCCTCGTCCAAATTTTCGGCATTATCCATTGGATTTAAGACCGCACTAGCATAGAGGTCTGGCTTATTCAAAGTTTCATCAGTACGAGGTTCAATTTTCCTGATAAAAACTTTGTAAGCCCAATGCATAGGACTGCATGGGTTACAGTCGTAAAAAAACTTATTCCGGCATCCTTCAACTTTCATCGCCAAACGTGAATAAGCTGTAGTAATTGCAGAATAAGAAATCTGACTCACTTCGTTAAAGTAAATCGTTACGTATTCATGACCAAGAATCTTATCAACCTGTTCCCGGTCTCCTAAACCTCCAATCCATATTTCGCTTTTGTTCCACAAGGTAATCAAACCGTCATGTACATTAGCTTTGTAGTTTTTTGCTCCTATGGTTTTGTTAAGCCACGGAATCAAGGTTTCATGTAATACAGAACTTCTTGCATCTTTCGCACGATAGCGACAAATCAAGTGACGACTACCGGGATAAGCACAAGCTCTGTAAATAATTGCCATAACAAGTACAGTTGTTTTTCCCGAACGGCTGCCACCGAACAGTAGAACATGTTTTGCTCCGGAACTTAGCAGTTCAAGCGCCTTTTTCTGTACATTAGTTGGGTGAAACAGTTCAAACATCAAAGCCCCTTAAAAGAGTCAACGAAGTTTATTGCCAGTTCTCCCTGTACAGGTTTTATTTCTTCTTTGTCTGCACCTGTAATCATTGCATCAAGTTTTGCAGAACGTTTCAGAAGGTCCATAGCACCATCTGCATCAAGGTCTTCCGGCTTCAAAGTACCAATTCTTTTAGAAACAAGTTCATCAAAGCCGTTAAGCATTTCCATCTGTCTTTTTCGTCTTTCGACTCTTTCTGCAAGTATTTCTTTTTCAGTTTCTTTCGCTATGTATTCGTCATACAAAGCAGCCCGTTCATTCCATTTGAAAAGCCGAGCATAACGGCTCCAGGAACCGTATTTTTTTGGATCAATGTTATGAAGTTCAAGACAAGCCTTAATACTTCTCTTGTAACCCATACTTCTAAAAAGACAGAAAGCCTTGAATGCAGTGGAGCTTTCTTCTGGTAATCGTTTCTCCCATACATTCAAAGTTTCTGTTTTACCAAGTTCACTGTTAGTAGGTATTACAGTGTCTTGTCCTCCCAATCCCTAATCCTCCTGCCTGTGGTTATTTTTCAACAACCATACTGGTTGTCTTGCGTTGTACTAGATGTTCTGTAAAGGTTTTTGTAATCTTCACAGGAACTCCGTCTTTTAATGAAATGGTAACAGTTATGTCACCAAACTTATTTTCTGAAGCTTTATCATAAAGAAACTGCTGGGCTTCCTTAGCAGCGGATTGCATTCTCAAATCCATAAGCTAAGCTCCCACCTGTTCAGGTTCATAAACAGTCTTTTCTCCAAGCCATGCATAAAGGTCTGCCTTTCTGAAAAGAATGTGGCGGCCATAATTTACATGAGGAATCTTTTTTTCTTTTGTGAGTTTGTAAAGGTAG